TTAACTGCATGGGGGTCTTTAGCAGGCATTACACTTATATACAATATGCTAATGCAGGACGATGAAGAATTTAAAAAACTCGATCCTAAAATTAGAGACAGAAGGCTGTTACTCGGCAACGGAACTTATTTGACTCTACGACCTGATATATTTACATATCTAGGTAAAATTATGCCAGAGCACGTAATCCAAAATATGCTATATGAATCTGAAGACAATCAAAAAACTTACGATGCTTTGTCAAGAAACGCTGCTGAAATAGTAGCTTTAAATATTATGCCTCAAGCTGTTAGACCTATAATGGAACTTATGTACAACTACAGTACTAGAACAGGCAGACCAATTACGCCTCAATCGTTAGATCGTCGAGATATAACACAACAAGTAACAGCTTCAACTTCTGAGACTGCGAAGTTATTAGCCCAAGCTACAGGACTTCCACCAACTAAAATAGATTATTTCTTACGACAGTACTTTGGTTATACGGCTGGTCTAGCTGTTATGTTTGTAGACTCGATGATTGACGATGCAAATATATTTAAGTACGATAGACCATCTAAGTCAGACAGAGACTTACTGGCATCTATCCCAGGTATGAGTGCGTTTATAGCACGAGAGTATGGTAACCGCCATACCTCTGATTACTTTGAATTGAAACAACAAGTTGATAACGCATTTGCCGTCTACAAAGATTTAGATAGATATGGATTTGATCTTAAGAGAACTACTGAATTTAGGGATAAAAATGAATTACTTATCTCTGCTAAAAAAGACATCAATGCTTTACAGAAGCGTTTAACAGCTATCAGAACATCAAGAAGAGAACTCCTACAAGCGCCTAGAGATATGATTAGTGCTGACGAGAAAAAAGTACAATTAGATAATCTGCAGAGACAAGAAGAAAATTTACTTGGTGGTATTCTAGACATCCGTAAAAGAATTTATGGTACAAAGTTTGAGAAGCCTTAAGCTATCCGCCACGTTCTAACGCCCATCACATCATCCTTAGTAGTAGCATAACATTTGACTCGTATGCCTGCACGTTTAGCGCCTGATTCAATAGCATAAATCATCTGGGCTGTTTTGAGAGTAGGCACAAAGAAACTACTACCTATTGCCATACCCTCAAACGGAAACAACCATACTACTTCTTCATACAGGCTCAGGGAAAAACTCCTTCACAAGTCTATCAGGTAGTGAATCCAACTGTATAATATAAGCATTCACATTAAACATATCTAGACCCGGCTTATACTTTGTCGCCATCTTCTTACGTTTCTCTTCTACAATAATTCCTGCTTCTTTCATTTGAAACAAAAACTGTTTTGGTGATGCGCTATGCTCTTCTATCAAGAACTTCCTGAACACGGATTTAGTCAAAGATAGGTCTCCATCATCTACATCAATCCTAGCATGTATGCCATTGAGAGGCTCTAACACTGCATTATCATCTTTTATGATTAACAACGATCTACTATTCTGTGTTAGGAATGAACCTATGAGTTCTACGTAGTCTATCTCTTCGTTCTTAATGACGTTATCTCTAATGTCTATCATTTCGCTGATGACTTTCTTATATATCTTCTCTACATCAAAGTTTAGTATCTTTGTTTGATATGCAATAACTCCTGCAGTCAAGGCAGTAGCAACTAAATTCTCATAGAAGCGGTATGCAGTGTCATCACCAAAGTCTTTCTTAAATCTATTTACCCATTTATCTAACTCAGCTTCTACTGTCTCTTTACCTAGCTTACACACAGCTTTGATAAACTCAGGACCAGCCCAACCGTAATTAGATAGTAGAGGATTAAATATTTTTCTACCTGTTGATGGATCATCAGCTAAAGGTTTTGGTTTGTGTAGATAAAACTCTATTAACCTAGCCATCTCACCACTAGCTTGTGCCTTAGTAGAATATATCTTATCAACCAAAGAGTGATTAGTTGTGAAGATACCCACTAAGGACGCTGAGTGTTCATACGCTCGTTCAGCATTGATAGAAGCTTGCATTCTGTTCTTAGCTTTACCTTGAGATATGTTGTGAATCAACTTAGACAACACTCGTCCATTTAAATTACCAACCTCATCTAAACCTAAAGGTAAATTGTGTAAACTCAAGAACCTTCCAATGAATGCATTATCTGTAGTTTCTAACATAGACAAGTCTTTAGGCATGCCCCACATACTTAATGCTGCATACAACGCACCTGTCTTACCTGCACCTGTATCACCAATCAAAGATATAGTAGCGCCAGGAGTTGAGGTGTAACACATCAAAGGTGAACCAAGTCCTGCTAAAGCAACAAAAGAATGTATCTCAAACCCGTCTTGCTCAAGACCTGCCATAAGCTCTTTCCACTTTTCATATGTACCAGCTCGTTTTAAGTGCTGTGTAATTACATCTACATTAGGTGACGGAGTGCTAGGTCTCTCTTCCCCCTTAGCATTGATCTCAATCTTACCAATGACAAATGCATCGTAGTCAGGTGTCCATGCCATCTGCGTACGTACCCGCTCAGCCGTTGTACTTGCTTGAAGTACGTTACCTGAGAATATTAAGTAGTCCATAATAAGTTTCCATTGATTAGTGTTAGCATCAAATAGTACACCGTACTTTGCTATTATTTCTCTGAACTTAGCGCCGTCATATAATGTACTAAATGGTATATAAAATTCTTCTGCTCTATCATGAGGTGGATCATACTTCATCAATATGCAGTTACCTTCTGTAGGACTAATGACACGCTTCAAAGCATAGAAGTCATACACTGTAACACACTTCTCTTTCTGTTCTATCAGTTGCCCATTCTCGTCATACACAGGCTTGGGCTTGAAGTATATACCACCATTAGACCCTCTAAAATAACCTTCAGCAGCATACTCAGGTGGTAAACTTACCAGACTGGTAGCTACCGACTGTAAGCCGTTCGTCACTGTAACGTCTCTTCTAATATGATCTTTAGTAGGAACAGAAGGCACAAATACTTTTCCTAAGGCTAACGGGTTAGTTATCTTACCAAAGTGTTTACAGTTTTCACATAGACCCGGATTTAAGTTATTAAACTGTTGACATGACTGAGGCATACCTTGAGTTTGATTTGCTTTTCTCTCAGTATTCTCTCTTGTGCTACCTGGATAGTCTTCAGATAGAGCATGTATGTATGTGTCTCGGTCAATACAATGCTGGGCAATAGATAAACCTGCATACCACATAGGCTCATCTATCTTAGCTCTATTGCGTATACAATGACGTATCTGCGCACAGCCTTCACCTGAAGATTCATCTAAACTTTTATTAGCAATAGTCTCAAATTTAGATTTATAGTTAGTCAATCCACTAGCTACCATAGATGTTTCAGTTAGCTTCGCTTCTTTAATAATCTCTTCAAATGGTTTCTCAATCGCCCCTAAAAAGTCTTGAAACATTTTATACTGATATACCTGAGCATTTTGGTCAAGTATTTTAGTGGGGAGTGGGGGGTTAGACTTAAAGTTGTATGTGTCTGGCGCTCTAAGTATACGAGCTTTATCCGCCGTCACAGCAGGATCAATATTAAATCCATTAGTTAGACATAGTTGTTTAAACTTCTCGGCATATAGTTTCCATTCTTCAGCAGGCACATCAGTATCCAACATCCAATATGCATGAATACCATTACCACTATCTACTTTAAATGGAGGGGGTAGTTGTTGGTCAGCAACAAATTTATCTAATGCCTCGATAGCTTCTTCCTTGCTACTGAAGTCCTTAGTGTCACCAACGTCTAAGTCTACGAAGAAAGAACGTAAGTATTGAGCATTTTTTCTACTCGCACCTTCAAACCCTGCAAGTCCAAAATACACGTTGTTAGAATTTTTCTTTGCTTCAATAGTATCTATTAGTTCATCTATTGTATCTACAAAGTGGCTTCTAAGTTTTCCGTTAGGTGCGATTACTGTTACACAATACGTTCCTTGCGTAGGTAAAACTCGAGTATAAAACTCCCGAGTCATGATAAAGTTTCTACAAACAACTTAGCTTCAGTATAATTAGATGCAGGTAATTTACCGTCGGCGAGTGCTTGTTCCACGTTATCCATAAAAGCTTGGATTTTCTCAGAGTTATGTTTTCGTATCTTTCCTTCTCTAAACCACGCATGTAAAGTCATACGAGTAGTATTCAAACTCGTAGCTACGTAGCTATATGGTATGTTTGCTTTAATACAAAGCTTTGCTAATTGTACCCCTAGATGATCGGGGTCAGCGTGTTGTAATCCCAATAGGAATTTATCACTGTAAGGTTTAGGCATCAGTTCCTCCACTTATTTACTATATCATTTACATTAGATTTACTCGACTCTATTTCAGTCTTCTCATTGGTTGCGTCATAACTTTCAAACTTAACTTCCTGCTTCTCTGTAGAATTGTCACCTTGATATACACTTAGTGTGACAGCACTATTGGCAATAGGAGATTCAGCTTGCTGTTTACAATACCCTAATGCTTCATCAGATACTGCCTCAACAGGAGAGAATAAAACTCTAGGTTTTGGAGAGTTTGGATCAAACTCCATCTTTGTTACAATTCTACCTGCACTAACGTTATTATCCGCTAGCATCTTTATGTATGGTTTGAAGGGCCACTTATTGTTTTCTTCTTTACCAAAACATGAATTTGCAGGTAACACCAATTGTAAAATATCTCCTTCAGGATCGTTTGCTAACACAACGGCTAGTCTCCACGACATTCTACAGGAGGTACCAACTCCCCCTGAACCTGAGCCCCGCACGCTATTGGGACAAGCATGACAAGACTCAGACTGAGGTTGAGGTACTTCTGCATCAGGCTTCGTGGTATCGTTAGACCAACAGATTGGACTTACTTTTTTGCCTTCTTCGTATGAACTTTCATAATACACCCTTGACGGCGTATGCGCCATCTTGACTATTATTATATTCATGGTAGAGGCTTCAGCCGTACTGACTTCTTTACCCCCGACTAACTTTCTAAACACACCTCCCCTAAGAGAAATACGTTTATTTTGACCTGCGAAGTTACCACTAGCAACAGCAAGAGTATCTTCATCAAGCCCTAAGTTAGGGTTGTCTTTGAGTATGGCTTTAAGTTTATCCATGTTAGTCTTTTACCCCCCACTTGCTTACGATGTCTGCAATATCTGAACCAGCACTTGGTGTTGCTTTTTTGACAACTTCAGGCTCAGCTACTTCAGGCATAGGAGCAGGAGTTTCTTCCGCAAAGACTTCAGGTTGAGGAGTATCGTCCTCTTTGTGTACATACCCTGTTGTTTCTTCAAAGCCAAAGCGATCAGCTCCACCCTGAGAACCTTCTACAAGAGTGATAATTTGTACAGCTCGAAGTCTCAAAGCAACACCTGCGCCTACCATACTTGTGTAATATGGAGCGATAGAAGCATTAACTCTAATTTCTGAGCCTGCCCATATATTACTATCTACTACCACACCACCCTTAGCGTCAAAGATAGCTGGTTTGTAAATTGCTTTGGATTTAAAACGTAAGATGACATTCCCTGTAGGTTGTCCTGCATCATCAAGTTGATCTTGATAGGGTGGGTTTGCAGTCTTCAACTCTTTACCCTGATGCTTCTTCATTTCTTCTTTTAGATTCTCAGAAAACGCTTCGTTAATCTGATTGATGATAGGCTGAGCAGCTTCTTTGGATAACACTAGGTTAACTTTATACTCACCTTCCTCGTTAAATTTAGTATCTGGGGTTGATAGCCACGGATACAATGCAATACCTTTCGGTGTTGTAAATACGTTTGGTTGTTGTGCCATAGTTTTTCTCCTTAATTACTTGACGGTTTACGTACTGTTATACTAAACTCCCTCATGGAACTAATGCCCGGAGGTAGCCCTTCTTCTTCACGACTAGATAAAAACTCTTTAAAGTTTGATTGATGTATACGCTGTTGTAATAACTCAAGAGCATCATTACTTCTAATGAAGTCGCTAAAGTTACCCCAATCAGAGCACACATAGTTCTCTTTCAAAGATTTAATAATCGTACCTTTTGATGTCTTAATACTATCTGCATTGACATCGTTACATGAACTAAGCATAACTTGCTCTAACTGAGCTAACTCATTTTTTAGTTCTTGTTCTTTGGCTTGAAACTCCCGTGCAAGACGGTCTTTCTCACCCCTGATTTTCAAATAAGTTGCAACTAACTCATCTAACTGCACTTTCTGCTCAGGCGCAGATACCTCAAGTGCTTCATCTACTAAATCACTCATGATTCTAACTCCTCACGATATAAGTCAACTAACTTAGTATGCTGATCTACCTTACCCTGTAGCATCGCATACATCCTCTTTTCAACTTCAGAACCTTGTAGGTGAACAACAGTCATCTTGTTCTTCTGACCTACCCTGTCCATCCTAGCGATACACTGCAAATAAACTTCGACTGACATCACGGGAGACCAGAATATAACATTGTCCGCTCTGGTCAGCGTTACGCCATGTGAAGCTGATTGTGGTTGTATCACAAGAACTTTAGGTTCGTCCTGAGTTTGAAACTGTTGAATAATGCTAGCTCGTTGGTTAGCAGTGACTGCTCCATAGATAACATCATTCGTTATTCCTTTACTGTCTAAAAATTCAGAGAGAAATTTTATAGTGTGTTTGTATGGTACAAAAAGTAGTACTTTATTGTTTGTCTCATCTATCACCTCTTGTAGTGCGTTAAGTCTAGGTGTAACGTCAAACTTGATAACGTCTTTCTCGTCTGTATAAACTGCACCACCAGATATTTGTAGTAGCTTGTTAAGGCCCGCAGCAGCGTTTACAGCTGTGACTGATTCCCCGTCCGTAGCAATAATCATTTGTGTTTTAAGTTGTTTGTAGTATTTCTCTACTTGTGCGGTTAATGGCACAACTCGTGTTTGATACATGACATCAGGTAAATCTAAACATTGATCTTTTGCAAATCGTATTGCAGGTTGTAGTGCTTTAAACACCAAGTCTTTTGATATAGGTCTAGGTAGCCATTTGAATCTTGATACTTGATACATGACTTTATCTCTCCACGCTGATGAGATTTTAGGTAATCTATCAGGACAAACTAATTTACCTAAACCAAATGCGTCCATAGGTGATTGAGATGCCGGTGTTCCTGTCATCATCCATAATCTTGTGTGGTCTTGTAAAACTTTCTTGAGAGTTTTCCATCGTACCGTAGTGTGAGATTTATATGCGTTACATTCGTCTACAACAATTAAATCATAGTTTGCTTTTATAATCTCGTCTTTGACAATATTAACTCCGTCATAATTTATAATAGTAAAGTCATAGTCGCCTTCGATTATAGATTTTCTCTTGTGGGCAGAGCCATGACATACGATAGAGCTTCTGTGCATACAAGTATTAAAGACATCCCCCTGCCATGCAGAGTACATGATAGAGAGTGGACATATAATTAATACTTTCTTAATTACTCCTTGCTTCATTAGATAGTCTGCTGCCCATAGGACTGATGATGTTTTACCTGTGCCTGCTTCGTTGAAACAAAAGGCTTTTTTATTTATGGTTAAGAATTCAGCAGTAACTGCTTGATGGTCAAATGGTTTGTAGATACCTGGATAATCGTAGTCTCTTCTGATGGGTGAGGGTAGATTTGATTTTAGTCGAACCAGTGAGTTTAGCGTGGTCATCTCTTCTAAACCCCAGTATACAACTAATTCTGATATCTCATCTTTGGTAGATAAGACTTCACTTTTCTCTATATTGTCTGTAATTAATTTACTAATTTTTTCAGGCAAGACTAGCTTGACTGCTTTATCTTCTACTAACTCCATTAACTTCCTAACTAAATATTTTATAAACTCGAATAACTATTATTAACCAAAATTATTTATTGGTCAAGACTTTTATTTTTTAATCCTAATTGTTGTAATACCAACTTTACTGTATCATAAACCAAGGGTCCTTGATCTTGAAAATTATACCCTTGTTTTTCTAAAGCTTTTGTAATTATACTTACATCTTCTATGTTTAATCCTTGCATGGTGATGTTTTCATAGCAGGCTCGTAGAATTTTTTCTTTATAAGAATTAGAATATAAACCATGGTCATGAAAAGGTAAAGACCGTAAAAATCTCATGGCTGCCTGAAGAGCTTCTTGTTGTTTGGTCAACTTTTTTTCTTACTCTTTCTTTCTCTTTTACTTGTCTCTGAAACTAACTTACGTTGAGAATTACGTTTGAATGAACGGTTCTTACTTCTAGACTCTACTCTTACTCCATGAGCATTAGTACCGCCTTTAGAAATAGCTCTCTTGTGTGCTATGTCTTTACCTTCTCGTTTGTCTGCTTTACCGTTACCGTTTTTATCTTGACTGGTTGCATCCATCTTACGACGAGCACGAGCACGCATAGCTCTCGCATCTTTCTCGTTGCGTTTCTTTTCCATCTCCCACTCATGTTTATAGGGTCTAGGTTTATTTTTGTATGGCATTTTTTACTACCTCTTCACACCAAAATTTAAATTCTTCTATAGATAAGTTACCTCGGAACGAATTAATCGCCCTACATACAAGCTGTATGTTATTATAATTATACTCTTCTCCTGCATTAATTCTATCAATACTTGCGTTAGTTTGTATTATATTACCACGCTCATGATTACAAGTTAATTCAACACCACTCAATGCACATTTATAATTTTGTTCAGCTATCTTGCCCACTAATTCAGCAACGGTTAATGCGTGACCTTTTTTTGTAGATAGCAAATGTTTAAAGTATCTTTGCCAATCATTGTTTTCTCTTTTGTAGCGTTGATTAACTCTGTAAATACTATTACATTCTTTAGAGCAATTGAGGTGCTTAGGGTGGTTGGTTTCAAACTCTGTATTACATGTAATACACACCCTTTTATATACCATTATTTTTCCTTGTGAAACTCACAGTTCTTGACTGGGCACCACCCACAAAGTGGTGTAGGATTTGGTGTCCACGTATCATTATCGTAGCTATTCTCTAATCGTTTCAACGGTACCTCAAACATCTTCCAAGATTTATCCATGTCTTGTCGTAGATATTCTTCAGTGAGAAAACTGTTCTTCATAACAAATAGTAATCCTGCTTTTATTTTTTGTATTTCAGGAAAGTGAGTGAACAGCATCAATGCCATTAGTCTTAGCTGTTTAGGGTCAGGGTATCTGTTACTACCTGTCTTGTAGTCAACTACAAAAGCATAGTCGCCATCAATAATTACTAAGTCAGCTATGCCCCGTACCCATCTGTTTGGGTCTTTAAAGTCACACGGTTCTTTCCTATAATTTAGAGCCATCTCATACTCTACAAGTTTTTTACCTGGGACGTTAACTAATGCATCAACAGAGGATTTAAACCGCTGGTAGTTTTTAGCTAACTCAACTCCATTTCGTACATATTCTTCTAATGCTTTGTGAACCTCTTTACCGTATATCATGGCTTCAGATTCTTTGACAGTATAATTTTTAAGAACTCTTATCTCATGATATTGTCGAGGGCAGTTTTGATATTGTTTGAGGGATGAGTAACTCCACGTAAATTCTGCCATTACCTTCCTTGACCACGGTATTTTTTAAAGCACGACTTTTTATTTTTATTCATCGTTTGCATCTTAACTCTACGTCCACCTTGTGATGTTCTTTTATGAACAGGTTGATGTGATTTAATACCACTAACTGATTGTTTTACTTTTGCCATTTTTTCTTACTTCCGTTTCTATTAAAATAGTTATCATCAAATCTCATTTCTTTTCCTCTCTTTCTTTAATTGTTAACTCTACATAACGTTTTACATATTCTGTAAAAGGTATGTGCAATTTTTCAGCCATTTGTCTATCATGATCAGTTACCCAAGCCCTATATACTTTTTTATTGTTTACTTTGCGTATTCTCATTCTTTTCCTTTCACTTTTTATAATTAAAAAACATATCTATTAATTTATAATATTTTGGCCCTTCAGGATTTACTCCTGCCTCTACTAAAACTGCATGTAATGCTAAAGCATCTTTTGTTTTTCTTTTTTGTTTCCCAAACCATTTATTCTTTTCGTGCCACACTAAAGCTTTTTTATCTGGTTGTGATTTATTAAATAAAATTCTTATTATAGAGCGCATAAAAAACCATAAGCACACCCGCAATTCAAATAGTTTCTTTCTCATTTCTTTTCCTTTTCTTTTGGTTTACCAAATATTCTTTCAAAGTTTTCTTCAAACTTTTGTCTATCTGTTGGTCTTTGTTGACTGCCTTTTCCACCATCACCCATTAGTTTCCTCCGTCGGAAATATTTCACATGATTCTGAACACCCATACCCATGTTCAATCTTTGATATAGGAATAATGTTATTTTTAGAAAGCTCGTATAATTTAAACATCGTCTCTGTGTCTCGATTAAATCTAAAAAAATTTCTTGGTACGCTTTTATCTTTTTGTGGTCCTACACGATTATATAATCTTTCCATTCGTTTGGGAAATTCATACCAACTAGGATTCTCTTCTATGTTTAAGAAATGTTTTCTATCACTCTTCTTCCAACACCATGTGCAATTGCCTTGGTGTTCTAGAATCTCTAAATCAAACTCTTGTTCTTTCCACCAATCTAAAATCATATCTTTATCTACCCCTGCATCTACTAAAGGATAGATTACATTCTTTTGCCTAGCACTTGTACTTACTCGTCTTGTTTCATCTGCACGTATGCCCAACGCTATCTTATAATTTCTAGGCTTATACCCTAGACTTCTCATGTAACTCATGATTGGTCTCTGCTTTAATTCTCTGGTACACATGGGAAAACTTTTGTTAGGCACTCCATGTTTTTTAATAACTTCTTCAAAAGGTGTACCTTCTCTGTCTGCGGTATCATATGTTACAACCTTCGCCGTATTACCTTTTCTCTGACCATGGTGAACAACAGCTTCGATCCACACGGTATTAAAGTTAAAGTGCTTATCACAATTGTGTACAAAGTCTAAAGTCTTAGGGTGTTCTTGCCCTGTGTTTGCAAATAAAACAATAAAGTTATATTTGTCTTTGTAAGTATCCAACATATACTTTGTCATATAGGCTGATGTTCTACCTCCAGAAAAACTAAGAACTACTGTTTCCATACTCACTCGTAAATGTATCCATCTCTGTTTCCATCTAAGTCGTAAATGTTTGTCGTGCCTTCATCATTAGTTACAGCATACCCTGTTACACCACCTGAATTATCTCGTATCAAAGTATCACTGTAGATATTATCTGGAGAGTTATCCCAGTTGTGTTCTGAGTTATCCCAGTTGTCTGAAGAGTTATCCCAGTTGTGTTCTGAGTTACTCCAGTTTTCAGGACTTGCCTCATACAGTTCGTTGGCTGATAAAGTACTTGTTAAAATTAATGCTACTAATAGTTTTTTCATTTCATTCCTTTAAATATATGTTTAATTACTTCGACTGTCCAACCGTTACCTAACATTTTATATCGTTGTGTATTAGACACGCCTTCTGTATAACCATCAGGTACAGTTTGTAATCGTTCACATTCAAGAGGGGTCAACTTACGGTAGTACGCATTGTTTACCGTTACGACATTATCTTTTTGCACCGTAGTTAGTGTGTTCGTTTTGCCATCTTCTCGTATTTCTAAAGTCTGTTTAGTAAGCCCTGCCACTTTTTGTTTGTGGTCTACACGTTTACCTTCCTCATTATAATATCTACCACGAAACGCACCACATAAAATCTTAGGCTCTCGATGTCCGCCTTGCATAGTGGTAAGAGTGGGTGCTTTACCATCAGGGTGATAAACTCGTTTAATAGAATCATTCCCTTTAATATCTGCATCGCCTACATGACATAGTCCATCTTTACTAAATACTAATTGGCGTCTGTGTTTTTCAAAGTAAGACTTAAGATTACCACCTTTGAAATAGTTTGCATCTAAACAGTGTGCCTTATCTCTGTCCACAACTCCATCTTCAAGTATATCTTTTAGAACAATGCCTCTATCTTCAGGTTGCTCTACTGGTATGTTAGTCCAGTAGAGCCGCACTCTGTTCTGTGCAGACACGAGTGAACTATTTATCATGATGGGTTCAACACCTAAGTACTTTGATATGATGTCTTGGTACTCTTTCTTCATTCGTACGTTCTCAAGCAAGAAGTATTTAGGTTTAGTTTCGTTAAACAATCGAACAAACTCAAAGAACAAAGCAGACCTAGGGTCGTCAAAGTTTAGTTGTTTCCCTGCAAAGCTAAAGCCTTGACATGGGCTACCTCCGATGAGTAGATCAATTTTCTCCTCGATACTATTATTCTGTACCTTTGTAACATCTCCAAGATGATGAGTATTAGAGTAGTTTTTCTTTGCGATTTCAATGGCATACTTATCTATCTCCGATGCGTAATACTTATTTACTTTTATTCCCAATTGGTCAAGTGCTATTTGTCCACAAGACATTCCGTCGAACAAACTTAATACATTCATTACCAAAATACCTCCATTCGATTATTACGTCTGACTAAATGTCCTTGTAAAGTTATTCTATATTCATTAGGTTTATAGTCTTTTAATTCTGCTATTCGATGTAGAGTAGTACCATCATGCCATAACATCTCGTTTTCTTTATACCCAACATAAATAGGCATGTTATCTATCATACAATCTATACCTCCTCCTGATTCCGGTAGTAATATAGGAACAGTAAAAGTGCTTGTGTCTTTATCTTCAAGACCTAGTGTTTCATGAGGATAATCTTTATGCCAATTACCTGTAATACTTAATAGCTTTTTATCTGATGCAAAAATATGAAAACCAGGATAGCACAAATCTTTAGGAAAATACACTCTTTCATTTAGTTTATCTTGTAATACGTGTAATACACTACTGTACAACTCTTCAAAGTTATTATACAAAAGTTCATTCATTCCTTTCTGTATCTTTTTATACTCAGAAGTTTTACCATCTAAGTATGCGCTACGCCCTAGTGTAAAAAACGGATAGTCATCAGAGCGAGAAACCCACATATCTTGAAGTTTAAATATGTTTAATAATACTTTATCTTTATCATAGTTTAGTTCATGTACAGTAAATTTAGCAGTCCCCATAAGTATCTGCGTACCCTCCTTCACATGTTATTGGACAGTCTTTACCCCATGCTGGTGGCTTAGACATCTCTGCCATTATAAAATTTAAAGCCTCATCTTTTTCTTCCTCTGGAGCTATACAAACCACAGCGTCGTGCACTGTCAAGACTGGACGGTATCTACGATTGATAGCTACCATCTGTTCTCCGATCACTATTCGAGCTAGTGCTTGTACGATATTCTCTACAACTGAACCACCCCATATTGAAGTTTCTCCGTACCTATTCTTATAGTTATATTCTGTTCTTGACTTTGATGTGTCTTTTTGTAACTTAGGATAATAAATATAAAGTCCGTTAGGTAATCGCAATCCTTCAGGAGTCACCACCACACATTTTTGAGCTCCTAAATAATAAGGTTTTTTGTCCTTGGGCCATGAAGCTATGTGTTGAAGAGCTAAATCACAATCACTCCACAGCTGAATCACCTTATTGTTTACCTCTCTGTAGATATTAACTAATCGCTGACATTGGTTTTCATTGTACTCAACTCCCGCTTGCAGTTTTAACACGTCCTGTAGCTTACCCGCACCTGTACCGTAGCCCAACCCAAGAATACAAGTCTTACCAACTGCTCGTTCTGTTTTATCTGCTTTGGTTATTTTTCTTTTGTATACCTTACTTGCAAATTCACAGTAAACATCTCGCCCTTCTCGATACATCTCTACTACATCAGTTTGTCCTGCAAGCCATACTAATATTCGTGCCTCTATCTGTGAAGAATCTACATTGATACATACGTGACCGTCTGGAGGAATCACGGCTTGCTTCAACGCTTTCTTCTTTACATCTCTTGACGGTAGGTTTTGAAAGTTTACTTTGTCAGTACCACTCCATCGACCTGTGTGTGCCCCATAGTATTTAAGTGGTATAGGTAGTCTGCTATGATTCCTTGCACCAATGTCAATAAAACGTTCTATTCTTGATTCTTCGATAGTAGATTTTGTACCAAGGCGGACGGCACAAAGTTCTTGTATGAAAGGGTCTTCATGGTTTTGCAGATCAATAAATCCTTGGTCGGTTTTAGCTAAAGCATAAGTGTCTTTGCCTGTTGTAGGGCTCACTTTTATAGGTACTTCAACTTCTAGTTCCTCTAGTAGCTCTGCAAATTGTTTGTTACTTGCTAACTTTTTACGTACACATTCTTCATCAGGGCAGTTTAGTTTTGTCTTTAGTCCTGATAGTAGTTCTTCTTTCTCAGTTCTAATATCTTCAAGCCGTTGTATCAACAATGCGTCGTCAACTTCAAGTAGTGGCTCAGTAAACATACGCAGTGTTATGTCGATTAACTTATGTTCTACTGGTGGGAACTTTCTTCCTATGATATTAAAAAGTTTATATGTGAGATCAACGTCGTTCTTACAGTACAGTCCATACTTATGTAGTTCGTGGTCTGCAAAGTCTTCTAAACGTTTGCCTTTTGCGTCGAGTACTTCAGTTCCTTTTTGACCTAAGTTATACCTTTCAGCTAAGGCTTTGAGAGACCCCCCTGCGTTTACTCCGTGTAAAGCACGGGCGATACAAAGCGTGTCAAAGTATAACGCGGGAGAAACATTATAATGCCACGCTAAGATCGCACCGTCAAACATAGTGTTGTGACAACATACTGCTGATTGTTTCCAATCAATGGAAGATAGTATGTCTTGTATATTGTCATACCCACTATACCACCTAGTCTTACCATCATCAATTTTAATGGCAACACCGATGACCTGAAATCTTTCATCTTTAATATATTCTTCAGTAGTTAGTCTATTAAGTCCATAACCTACGTCATAAAACGTCTCGAAGTCGAGAGTTACTATTTGCATTATTTATCTTTTACTTTCTCTGCTTTGCAGTATCCGTGTGCATCCATTGTAAACCCACACCACCACTTTTTCTTGTCATAGTACTTGGCAGGGTTAGAACACTTGTTACATTTATTTCCCAAAGTTTTTAGTACCATATGCTTCTCGTAGTGTTCTTGGTGTTAATTGAATTGCATTGTGCGGTTGAAAAAAACGATATCCTTGCTTAAGATTCTTTTCCCATATCTTTATTGTTTTTTTGCTGACGTTCATACTCTCTCCTATCTTTCTTAATTTGTTTAATTCTTTTTTGTCGTTCTTCATTTGTTAAATACATCCAGTTAGATAAATCTTCATAAGTGCGAAAGCAACTAATACATCTAGGTTCACCATTAATCTCTTCGTATCTACATATCTCTACGCATGGACTAACTATGCCTTTCTTGTTCATCCCTACACTCAATGCTACACCATCTCCGTTTGTCTTTTACAGGCTCTCCGCACCAAATGCACTCACCTGTGTCGTTTTCTTTTATTTTTGTGTTAATAGTCCTCATAGTCAAAGCCATAGCTTTTTCCATTTGGTCGTTTGCTTTATCTATTTCATCAGCCACTTAATCTACCTAATTGTCTCATCCAAGATGTATTTCTGCTCGTTGTTTTTTTCTTTGGAGGTAATTTAATATCACCGTTTGCTTCCATTTCATTTAATATTGTAGATTTATAACCAGTCCACTCTGTAATCTTCTGTCGTGTAGCATTTGGGTACTTTGCTTGTACTTCCTTTACTCTAGCTACTTTCTCTTCATATGTGAGACCTCGTTTGTATGCAGGTACTTTTGTTATTGTTCGTTCAGTTAATGCTGTTTCCCATTTTGTTCTTTTACTCAAAATAAATTCTCTCCTACTAGTTCTAATGCTCTGTGATAATCCGACTTATACACAGGTTTGTCCAGTTTTATAATTTTGTCAGATGGATGTTTTTCAATATACCACTCATAGTCCTTCTTTGTCCACCTGTATTTTTTAATTATTTTGTCTTCAAAGTCTAGTAATGCGTGCGTAAATATGTTATCCATTTATGCCTCTTCGGTAATAAAACGTAAAGAGCGAGTTGATACCAGTTCTCAATCCTCGCAGTTACCACCAACACAAAACTTTCCGTTAAGAATTTCTTTAGCCAAGTCATCACTAACCATCTTACGTTCTTCTTCTTCAATCTCGTGTTCTAGGTGTTTAATAAATGCTTTGTTTTTAATCAATACATTTAACTCATCGATGATGTCTTGTGCTTCAGTTGCATGTTCATCACCAATACTATGTTTATTCAAAACTTCCACGTGGTTTTCAAGAAGTCTTTTCACTCGCATAAAAATCTCATCACTCATGGCTTTTCTCCTTTAAATAATCTTCAAGTTCTTTTGCATACCAAATTATTTTACCTACATCATTAATCATATCTTCGTCATGTCCTTTGTATCCTAGACGTGTGGTGTATTTAATAATTGTGCCACGCAAATATCCTATGTATTCTTCCATGGTTAACTTTGAGCGTATTATTTTTATAGTCTCAATCCCCTTTTTATAATGTGGGGGATGATTAACCATGTCAACTGTTTTCGTGGGATTTCCCACGGTCTCTCCTCCGTCTATCTCTATATTCATTTTGAGCCTTTCTCATTATATTATATAAGTCATCAATATTAGTTTCATCAACCACAATACTGATCCCTCCAGCAAAGTGTATGTCAGTTAAGTGTTTCATCTGTAATGCCGTCGGTTTGTTGCCGTTAGCTTTGCACTCAATGCCATAGAAATTACCTTTCCAACATACAATAATATCAGGGACACCACTAGCACCATATCCTCCAGTCGCAGGCATGAAGAAGTAAGCACCTAGTTCAGTCAAAATTTTTTTAACTTTATCTTTAATCTTCTTCTCGGGGGTAGCCATCGTAGAATGTTCCTGCTAATTCATAAAAGTCGTTAACGTGAAGGATAACAACATACATACTTTCAGACGCTCGCCATGCAGTATCAGGATCACCTATTTCTTCATGGCAATTAAATACATCCATAGCATTTATTTCGTGATCTTCTTTGTAGCTTGTGGCGATACAGTTAGCCACAGTGATTTTTGATTTGATGAAACTTGGTAGGGTTTTTAAGCTATATCGTCTACGAAAGTTTTTAGCCACGTAGACGATATAAACATCGTCTTCCTTGTAAACAGGAACACGAACATAATCTGTTAGTTTAAAATGTGGTATTGGTTCTAGTTCTTTAAACATCCGTTACAATCGTAGTAAGCATTTTGAAATTATTATGTTCACCAAGAGAATATGTAAGTATACCGAAGTCTTTGTGGAATTTGTTTGCTCGACTATACCAACCATTACTTTCTAAGAAATAATCACTATATATCTTATTTTCATTTTTGTCGTCAGGTTCATAACCTACTTTAAACATAGTTAGTTTTGGTATGATGCTTTCAAAATGTTCGTAATCTTGTATATTGACATAGCGTTTCATGTGTAAGATTTCTAAGTCTTGCATATCTAGTTTATCTTCTCTATCAATCACTTTAGCTTGTCCTATAATATACCCATCATAGTATCTAGAAGTCATCAAAAAGTGAAATGGTTTTCTAATACTTTGTTGTGATGTTTCTAGA